TCTAATTGAAAAATCATTTTTTTGGTCGATTAGTGCGTCAACCCTAGCATTATGAATTCCAACCTCTTTATTATGTTCTTGTGTTTTGTTTGCTGCTTCTACTTGCAATCCGTAGTCTATTTTTAGTTTATGAATTTGATCTTTTATATCCCCAATATTTGGGTAATTAGTAGACACAGTGTTATCGATAAGCTGAGTTAAATGTTCAAATCTTTCAATGTTTCTCTTATTTATTTCATATATTCTCTTTTTATCATCTATATCTTTAATCTCATTAGACCATTTTGTAGCTTTTATAAGATCTTCGTTTTGTAAAGTTTTATTAGTATCTAATTGATCCTGTAAATCAGCTTTTACTTTTTCTAAATGTGATGTATCAATAGTTTGACCACAAGAAGGACAGATATCGTTTACTCTAATGTTAGCGATATCGTTTTCAAGTCTTACAATATCATGTTTACGTACATTAATATTTTCTTTCAAAGATTGATAATCTTCCCAATGCTCAAACTCAGCAGGAGCTAATAAACCAGCATCAAACGTGATAGCATTTCTTTCTTCGATATGCATATTGTTTTTATCAATTTTCTTACAGGTTGCTTCGTAATTAGTTAATTCTTGCTGTAATACTCCTATTTTCTGCTGTAAACTCTCATCTACAGATGGAATTTCTTTTTCAAATTTTTTATCAGGAATACTAGTAATAGACATAAAATCTTCAATAGTTTTAAGCTCACCTTGCAACCCAACTAGTTCTTTATCAACTTCAGAAGAACGTGCTTTGATTTTTTCTCCTACCGAGATATACTTTTCTAGATTAAACAGATTGATTAAAAACTTTTTACGATTAGCATCGGTAGCCCTTAAAAACTCTAGTAAATCAGTAGAAGATTGATAAGTTAATTGAGAAAATACTTCAAAATCTAATCCAAGCACTTCTGAAAGCATTTTATAAGTATCTAAAACTTTATGATCAGAAACATCTTTACCATTTTCTAGTAGTTTTACTTTTGTTTGAGCTCCGGTTCTAGCCACGGATACTACATAATCTTTATCGTCAGCAACAAAAGTAAGTTCTGAATTCCAGTTCTTATCTTTTGACCAGCGATTAAGTATGTCAGCTTTTTTAATTCCTTTGATGTTTTTATTGAAAAGTGTTTCTTGGATAATCATAGCAATAGAAGATTTACCGCTCCCATTAGGAGCAGTTAGTTGTGATATCTTTGCTTTATCAAGGTCTATAACATTATCTTTTCCATAAGAAAACATATTTGAAAATTTAAGTTCTTTAAGAGTAATTTTACTCATTATATTGATCCATTCTTTGATTGGTGTATTTTTTTGAGAGGAAATCGTTCGTCAAATTTAGTTTTAAATTTAGGCCAAGTAATGAAAGGGGTAAATAAAGTTTTAGAGTATAGATTAACTTGTTCAATAGTGTCATACATATGATCTTGATTAATATGTTCCCAGCCTGTAAGTTTTTTACGTCTAGGTAGGTTAGAATATTCAGAATAAATAAACTCATTATCTTTACTTCCTGGTTGTTCAGGATCAAAGTTTGCAGCGTAATGACAAAAAATAGGCTCTAGCGAAGTAAATGTGAAAAACTGTTTCTTTTTAGCAATAGCTTGTTTTACTAAATTAGGAGAATCTTCATTCCACCCAATTCCAATGTAAGTATCGAAGTCTGGATTATGTCCTGAAAATATGATGATTTCTGAGTCTGTCACATAATTATATAAATTAGTAAGAGCTATCTGAGAATATGAAGCTGAAAATTCACCATACGTGCAAGCATCTGGAATTGTTTCTTTAACAAATTTGTCAAAAGATAACCCTATAATTTTATATGGAATTGATCTTTCTTTACAAAACTTAACAGCATACATGATATCATAGTCATTAGCACCTTTGAATAACCGTTGTATTAACACTCTAAAAGGAATATTAAGTCTATAAAAAGTTTCAGCTACGAGTTCTGAATCAATTCCTCCACTCATTGTAATAACATACTCACCATTATGTATTTTGTGAAAGCTAGTAACAAGACTCTTCATATCATTTAGTAAACTGTTACTTCTTTTTTTATATTCTGGGACTATTACCTCAACACCTCTGTGTGCTCCAGCAAAATCCCAGTCATAATCATTAGGACGCCAGATAGACTGATTTTTTTCATACTTCCAGTAGGTTCTATTCAAAGAAAAATCAATTGATTCCAATAGATTTAAACTCCTTCAACACTTTATTTACATCAGCAACTTTAATATGTTTGAGATAAATTTCTAGCTCTTCATAGATTGTTTTGTTTTTAAGATCAAGTGTTACATCTTCTTGTGGTTTTTCAACTACTTTTTTGTCTAACAGGTCAGAACGATCAATTTTAGACAGTTGATCAATGTTACCCTTAACCTCATAAATCACATGATGACGGTCATCTGATTTCATCTGCTCTCCTGCCTGAATAGTACGGCGAACAAGTTTAGGTAGATCTAGATCATAAAACTCGCGAGTATAGTTTGAAGAGTCGATAAAATCATAGATATCTACTCCATATTGTCTTTTTTCATCACGATCAAAAGTTGTATTTACCGGAGAACCAGGATAGTAACAGTTAGTGTCATTATAACGATGATTAAAGTGTAGATCGCCAAGTAAACACAAGCCCCAAGGTGCGAGACGGGAGAAATCATATTCCGGCGTAATATGCGGCGGCACTTCTCCTCTAATGTGTGTAACGAGTATATCACCTGGTACCGGTGTTGGTAGATTATCTGTTTGTACCTCACCATACGGGAAAAACTGGAACGATACATCTCGGATAGTCGCACGTCCGTTTCTAGTAAATACCACCACGTTCTCATTCTTGATAGCGTTTTTCTCAGTAAGATGCTCAAAGAAAGATTCTCCTTTTCTAGTAGCTTCGTGATTGCCGGGGATGATGAATGTAGGAATTGAGACCGAATTGATATAGCTCAAAAACAGTGAGATTTCATCTGGCTCTGGTTTTTTATCAAAGATGTCTCCAGCAATTATATGCACATCCACGCGTTGTTCAAGTGCGATTAATTTACGAAACATCTCACGAAATCTAGACGTTTGCCAATCAAATGGTACTTTCTTTTTGTGTAAATTAATGTGCCAATCAGCACTACATAAAATTTTAAGCATTTAAATTTTCCAATCCAACGATATTGCCTTTTGCAAACCCACTCTCTCTTTTGAAATATACATCGCTTATAAATCTCTTTTTATCTTCGCTAGGCGGGTTTAAATTATATATTTTAATTTGTTTATTATTATAATATTTTGTTAAAGGATAGTCATTCTGTTTATTAAATCTGATTGGTACTAGTCTTTGTATTTCCATGACTTGTTGATTGTAGATACCCATCTTTTTTAAATAAGCCTCTAATGCCTCAAAAACAATATCATAGGTTTCATCATTATGGATTTTAGTGATGAAATGCCATATATTATTATTTGCAGAAAATTTGATTCCATTAAGTTCTTCTATACTTGAAGTTCCTGTGTCATACCACTCTCTATTCCATTCTTTGTATTCTTTGAAGTACCTACTAAAATAATCTGTTTTCTTACATGCTTTTAAGAATCCCTCGTAAAACTCTTTGTATGATACTTGTTTTTGTGCAGCATAGTATGAAACTATATTAGTAAATCCTTGACTATGCATTGCAGTTATCCAAGAAGCAAATATTACAGCTTCAATCATATCGTCATTAGTCATAGTATCTGTGCTGTATACCCAGTTAAAAGTTTCTTCTACATCATCAACAGTATTTGGTATATAAGACTTAATAGTTCTCCACTCAACACCTCCTTGATTTATAAGAAATAGTTCTGAGTTATTTAAGCCTAGTAATCTATAAATGTTAACTCCGATATCAGGTGAAATTTCGTAGAGTTTGTAAAATGTTTCTTTAAATTCTTCTAGGGTATCATCAGGAAGACCAATAATTAATTCAGTTATAAGGTTCAATTCATTCTGTGAACATATAGAAAATACTTCTTTTATCTTATTTACTGCTAGATTTTTTCGTTTAATTTTATCAAGAACTGCATCATTAAGTGTTTGCAAAGCTACTATGTGATGTTTAGTTACACCAGACTGATCTGCTAGTTTTTTTACCATTTGTACTACTGTTGCATTTTGGTTTTTTGCATAGTTAGTATGAAAAATAATATCTCTTCTTGTTTTGTTTTTTTCTTCAATAAACTTATCAACAATTGCTGAGTCTCTATCAACAAAAATACCAAAGTTTGCATCAGCTTGATCAATACCAACTATTTGTGGTTGTTGAAAAATCCATTCAATCTCTTCAAATATTCTGTCTAAACTAAATTTTCTGACTTTACTATAAGTTAAACTACCCCAATCACAAAAGGTACATTGGTAAGGACAACCTCTATTACTTTCTAGAGTAGTGATAAACTTAAGATTTGGATGGTCTTCTATTATACTTTTGTAGGTTCCATCTAAGTGCGGCGAGGGTAATTCATCTAGATTAATAATTCTATTTACAATACCAGCTGTTTTAGTCTTACCCTTTTTGTTATAAATAATACCAGAAACTTTAGAGAGATCAGAAAAATTATCTAAAATAGCTTTAAATGTTATTTCTCCTTCTTGTAAGACATGTGCATCGATAAAGGGATATCTTTCAAAAAAATCAATCTTTTCAATTTCCATTTCAGGCCCACCAAAAACTATAATAACTGAAGGATTAAGTTGTTTAACTCTTTTAGCGAGTTTTAAGTTATAGTTTTTATTCCACATGTAACAAGAAAATCCAACAACAGTATCCTCAGCAAGTGCAACCGCTGTTTGTTCAATTGATTCTCTACGAAATACTATTTTATTGAGTTTGAACTGATTTGTTGCAAAGCTATTTACATAACTCCAAAGTAGCGCTACAGAGTGTGGTAAGTAATAGGTATCTTGCTTTAAACTCATCGGAAAGTTAGGTTGTACTAAGCTAAGGGTGTTCATTATTTTGTTGTATCTGCCTTACATAAAATTTTAAACATGATCAACTCCTTTTTCTGAAAACACAACTAACATGTCATCATAACGATCTTTTACATATCTCATATCTAAAATATCAACTGTTAAATCTAGTCTATTTATATCAAATAATAACTGCCCATACATGTGTGAATTAAAACCAGAAACATCTTCAATAATATATAGACCATTTTTATTTAATTTAGGAATCCATACCTGTGCTGTTTCAATTTGTCCCTCAAAAGTATGGTCTCCATCATCAATTATTATATCATAGTTATCGCACCATAACCATTTATCTTTGTTTTTAGAATCTCCATACGAAACATCTAAAGTAGAATCGCATAGCTCGGTCTTATCTATGTCAATCCCCTGCACCTCACAAGTTACAGGGAAATACTCTCTCCACATACGCAGTGAATATCCTTGAGCAACTCCAATTTCTAAAAACCGTTTAGCTGTGTTGCGATAGGGTTCAAACATTTTTTCGTAAACTGAGATGTATGAATGAGTAGAGCCTTTATCATTATTTCCAGCAATTGATTCATCCCATCCATTATTGTATATCTCAAGTAGCGTTGATTTTTCTATTTGCCATTCCTCAATTTATGTGCTAATTTATGTCTGTTAGCAAGTGAACAACGTAGCACCGCAGGTGAAGAGCTGTTGAACAAGCCTTGAATCGCTGTTTTCTAGCTTGAGTCTCGGAGAGACGCAGCCGTGGCAACGGAGTTGCCTTAGCGTCACGTCACCCGTGTATCTTAATTTTATAACCAATAAATCCACACTAACATTGGTATAATAATTATAAACTGTGGAGCAAAGTTAAGAATAATAGCTTTTTCATTCCAACGATATCCCACATAAACCCAACCTGCTGCACCTATTATTTGCGTAATACTATTCCAAGGCGTAAATCCAGCAACATGCATTACCATGGCTATTAAAATAGTACAAGCACTAAAGTACTTAATATACCAAACGTGATCTTTATTCATTATATCTCTAAATACTGAAAATCTTGAGTATACCACATGGCAAAAGTATATCTTTCACCTTTAGTTACTTTCGTAACACCATGTATAAAGTCATCATTAGAAGGAAATAATAAAAGAGTATTAGCTACAGGCCTGTAGGACCAGTCTAGTCTAGGAAAATAGATCTCTCCACCTTCATACAAATCATTAATATAATATATACCAGACCAAGTTCTAAAAGAGGTTGGATGATTAGTTTTGTCTCCATCAGGCCAAGAATTATCAGAGTGTGCTGTCATTTCTCTACCTGTTTCCCAGCGAGTTAATTCTGTATTATCTGGAAAATGTAACTCTTTAGTATATTCGTGAATTAGATGTTGACCTAGAAATCTACATATGTTCATGTATGATTTAAAAGTAAACCTAATTTCATTTTGAGAATCTAATAATTTAAACGGAATAGTTCTTCCTGCAAACTCTTTAATAGTTTGGGACTTCATAAAGTATTCATTTTTAAATAAATGTTTATTTGCATCTAATACTCTACAAAGAGTAGGCCAGTGGTACTCATCATCAAAAACTTCTTTTCTGATGATGATTTTACTTAGACATTCCTGACGCTTATCCCCAGTGATTGGTTCAAGCTGGTATGTTTTAACCTCTTCCAATAATCTTTCCTACATCACCTTCAAAAGTATAGCTTCCGACATGATTTAATTTAGTGTTTGGATCTAACCAAATTTCTCCACCAAGTTTTTGCCATCTACGACAAAAAGTATAGTCTTCTGATAGATAACGATTATCATCAGGATCTAACCATGTGTCAAACAAAGCGTAACAGTATTTATTAAACTTTTCATCTATATTTGAATCATTACGATAGTGTAGTTCAGGATATGCTTGCATCATCTTTTCAAATACTTCACGTTTTACTAAGAAAAACCCTGTTGAAGCATCGAGCACTTCTACAGCGCCATTTTCTACACGAACTTGCTTATTCTCAATATCTTGAAATTTAAAATTGATAGCATATTGAATAGGGAGTGCTTTTTTAGGATAAGCAGCAGCCATAATTGGTTTGTCATATGCTAATGCTCTCAGGATAGAATCTGCATCAAACTCAATATCAGAATCAATAAACAGCAGATGTGTACAGTCTGATTCTAGAAACATTGCAGTAAGAATATTTCTTGCACGAGTTACTAGTGATTCGTTTCGTAAGGTAGTTACTCTAAAATTGATCCCATGCCTCATTAAAGTTTGAGAAGCACGAAACATTGATAAGAAATACTGATCTGTTAGCATACCTCCATAACAAGGGGTAGCAAAGAAAATATTATGTTCTCTTAATTTTTCTAAGTCGATTGTTGCTTGATTACCTTCAACAGCTTTGAAAGCACCGAAAGAACGTTCCTTCGGTGCTTCTTTACCGTCAGCAGGTTTCATGTCTGCTAAGGATTTTTTCATTATGCTAGATCATCCACATCTTCTACAGGTTTAAATTCGTCAGAAACATCTCCAGCGAAATAGGCGGTGTTTTGAAGTAACCATTCTTTTTGCTCGTCATAAGTTTGGCGCTTGTAAATTTTATTTAATTCAAATAACTCAAGCTCTTTTTCTGCATCTGTGAGAGGTGCATTATTACGTGCTGGAATAATTGAATATTTTACGTTTTGTGGAAGAGGTCCTGTCTTCTCTTTTTTGATAGTAATATCATAACCGTTAGCAGCATCTGCAGGGTTTCCATAATCAGGATTTGTTGCATAGTCTACAATTTGAGAATAGATTGTAGCACGAAGGTCAA